GGATTTACTGTAGACGGAACTGGTGGTGGTGGTGAAGTAAATACAAATTCAAGAACTTATGTAGCTTGGCTATGGAAAGCATTAGACCATGATAGAAATTTACCAGCCGTGAATAATGATGGTAGTATTACAAGCTTAGTTAGTGCGAATACCGCTGCTGGATTTAGTATTGTAAAGTATAAAGGAAATAGTTCAACAGGAACGGTGGGTCATGGACTTTTAGCCGCCCCTTCCATAGCGATTATAAAAAGAATAAATAACACAGACAATTGGCAAGCTAGTATATCAAATATTACAGGTACAACAGGAGAAAGAGTTTATTTAAATCTTACACAAGGAATAAGCTCTGATACAGCGCGTGAAACTGCTAAACCATCTACTACTGTTTTAAGTATTGGCGGAGTCGATTGTAATGCTGAGGATTATATCGTTTATTGTTGGCACTCTGTTTCCGGTTATAGTTCTATAGGGGCATATACCGGAAATGGAAATGCAACAGGCCCAACAATTACTACAGGTTTTGAGCCAAGCTGGGTAATTTTAAAATGTAGTACCCCGGGCACCAATACTAACTGGAGAATAATTGATAGTGCAAGAGACACAACAAATCCAAGAGCGGCTTATTTAAACGCGGATACAAATGGACAAGAAGAAACAGCATATGATCAAGTTAATTTTTTAAGTAATGGTTTTCAACTTGCAACAACTGACACCTCAATTAATGCTAATGGAAACTCACATATATATATGGCATTTAAATAAAATTAAATATGGCTAAAAAACGTTTTAAAGATACCGGCGTTGGGAAGTTTTTATTAGAAAAAATACCTAACGTCGTTGGTGCAATAGCGGGTGACACACCTGTAGGCTCTGTAATACAAGCTATTATAGGCGGCTCTGATATGTCAGAGGCTGATAAAAAAATTGCGCTTAAAAAATTAGATATTGAAAGAGCTGAAATAGATGGTACAACAAGACGCTGGGTAGCGGATGCAACTTCAGGTTCATGGCTTGCAGCAAATGTTCGTCCTTTAACTTTAGTTTTTTTAACAGTAAGTTACGTAGCCGGCTGGTACATGGGCTACCCTTTAGATTCTATAACTGGCCTTCTTACAATTGTAATTGGAGGCTATTTTGGATCGCGCGGAGTAGAAAAAGTATTTGGAAATAGTAAACATAAATAAAAGATGCAAGACCTTAAAATATACGGGATCTCTGTAAGCGGAATAACATTTTCCTTTTTGCCGGATATAAATCCAATATTACAGACTGTAGTATTAATTTTAACTATCGTTTATACCATTATAGGTATAACACAGAAATTAAGAAAATAAAATGAAATATTTTGATAAATCTGAATTTAGTAATTTTGAAATGATGGATGAAAAGCTTTTATCTATGTTAGATGAAATGCGAGAAATCTATGGTTATCCAATTAAAATTACGTCAAGCTATAGAAGCCCTGAACACCCAATAGAAGCCGCAAAAGAAAACCCGGGCGAACATGCCTACGGTGCAGCTGTTGATATTGTAAGTGATAGTGGGGGTAAAACATTTAGACTAGTTAAAGCAGCTATTGAAGTAGGTTTTACTAGAATAGGTATTAGTAGAAAAAGAGGATTTATACATTTAGGGATTGGCTATCCAGGCGCTCCTGAAAAAACAATTTGGACATATTAATTAAATGAAACAGTTTTTAATTGAATTTAGTGTAATTATAATAATATTTATAGGCTTAAAAATTTTTTGGAATGATAACGTTAAATATTGGTTAGGTCAATCAATAATAGGTATTAATGCGTTTGCATGTGTATTATATATGTTTGGCGTATTCAATCAAGTTATTCCTGCGGAGTTAGCTTATCCTAAGATATTTTTACACGGCATGGTTGCTGTAATAATTCATACTTTATTTAATTTACAAAATAATAAAAAATGAAACTAATAAGAAAAATATCAATAGGCCAAGATTATAAAAATGAAGCTATGCATTATTCTGTAGGCCAAGAAGTATATGGCGGCCATACTATATGTGATATTATAGAAGAAGATAAATCATATAAGATATTTATTAAAAAAAATGATGAGGTATTACCATGGAAACATTTTAATTCTAATATGGCAATATCTGTTGAATATAATTTAGACTATTAAATTGAATACTGAAGATCTTATAATACTGAGTATAGCGTTTGGATGGATTATGTTTTGTTTTATAGGATGGTTAATAAATAAAGAATGAGATCAATCTATAATTATATTATATCTTGTGATAATAGATACAACAATTCAAAACAAATAGATAATAAAGAATTAATATTAAATACAGAAATAACAGAAAGAGATTATCATTTTGTTAATAGAATAGGTAAAATATTATCAACACCACTTTATATAAAAACACCTGCTAAGATCGGAGACGAAGTTATTTTACACCATAATGTGTTTAGGAGATGGCGTGATATAAGAGGAGTTGAAAAAAATTCAGCGGCTTTTATAAAAGAAAATGAATATTTTGTTTCACCTGAAGAAGTATTTGCATATAAAAATAATGGTGAATGGAAATGTTTTGATAAATTTTGCTTTGTTAAGCCGTTAGAAAATGTTTCTAAATGGAGCCTTTTAAAAGAAAAAAAATTATTAGGTGAGCTTGTGTATAGCAATGAGTATTTAAGCAACTTAGGCGTGTCCTGTGGAGATGTGGTGGGCTTTAAACCTAATTCAGAATATGAATTTAATATAGAAAACAAAAAATTATATCGAGTATTATCAAATTATATAACATATGTCAAAAACGCAGAAAGTAATTGATGCTTCAGAAAAAGCTTTAATTGAACTTGAAAAAGTAATTAGGCAAGAAATAAATTTACAAGAATTAGATCCTGAAAAAGCAAAAATAGCAGCCCAAGCAAAATGGGTTGCAATAGATGATTCTTTAAAAATAATAGAAAAAATAGAACAGCTTTCTGAAGATAAAAAAGAAAATAAATCTACAAAGTTTTTAGGTGTAGAAGATAGAATTAAATAATGTATAAGCAAAATTTATATTCAATTTATACAAACCATTTAGACGATAAAAAAGTAAAGAATAAAAACAAATATAAAAAATACTATTACGGATATAATGAGGAGTTAGACTGTGTAGTAATAAGCAAGGATGGTACTATAGGCGATATATATGAAATTCAAGGCCTAAAGATAGCAATACCTGAAACCCCTAGTAGAGTATATGGATCTGAAATTAAAAAAGAAAATCAAATATTTACACAAAGGGAAAGGCCTGAATCTTTAAATAGAATAAAAAGTATATATGATTTCAAACTCAACAAAGAAAATGTTAAAGAAAAATATTATAAATATATTAACGAAGAGTTTGATCGCCGTAATGATGGTTATTGGTTCATGTGTAATGGCACAAAAACCTACCTTACAGGATCGCACTATATGTATCTTAATTGGACAAAAATTGATGTGGGTGCGCCCGACTTTAGACAAGCAAATAAAATATTCTTTTATTTCTGGGAAGCATGTAAAGCAGATGCCAGATGTTATGGAATGTGCTACCTTAAAAACAGACGGTCTGGTTTTTCCTTCATGGCAAGTTCAGAAGCAGTTAACATTGCAACGACTACTAAAGATTCAAGATTTGGTGTGCTGTCAAAAACAGGGGCAGACGCTAAAAAAATGTTTACTGATAAGATTGTACCAATATCCACAAACTACCCGTTCTTTTTCAAACCCATACAAGACGGAATGGAAAGACCAAAAACAGAAATCTCGTATAAAGTTCCATCAAGAAAGCTTACGAGAAATTCCCTCAAAAGTACCGACACAGAAGAAATTGAAATTGGGAAAGGGCTTGACACTACTATTGACTGGAAGAACACTGGGGATAACTCATACGATGGTGAAAAACTTAAACTTTTGGTACACGATGAATCAGGTAAATGGGAGCGTCCGGATAATATTTTAAATAATTGGAGAGTAACTAAAACTTGTTTACGATTAGGCTCAAAAATTGTAGGTAAGTGTATGATGGGGTCTACTTCAAATTCTTTAAACAAAGGTGGTGATAATTTTAAAAAATTATATTATGACTCAGACGTTACAAAAAGAAATAAGAATGGCCAGACTTCAAGCGGACTATATGCTTTGTTCTTACCTATGGAATGGGGTTACGAAGGATTTATTGACAAGTATGGGTATCCTGTCTTCAATACACCATCAGAACCGGTTGAAGGAATTGATGGCGAAAAGATATATACAGGCGTTATTGAGCACTGGGAAAATGAGGTTGAGGGTTTAAAAAACGATTCCGATAGTTTAAATGAATATTATAGGCAATTTCCAAGATCAGAAAAACATGCTTTCCGAGATGAAACATTGAATTCATTATTTAATCTTACAAGAATATATGAACAGATTGATTTTAATGAAGAAATGACTTCTAAAGGTTATGTTGTTCAAGGTAGTTTTTCTTGGAGTAAAGGCATAAAAGATACTGAAGTAATATGGACACCAACAAAAAATGGTAGATTTTTACTTTCTTGGATACCTGATAAAAGTTTAAGAAATAATACAATTGAAAAAAATGGTATAAAGTATCCAGGTAATTTTGATTTAGGCGCTTTTGGTTGTGATTCATATGATATATCAGGAACTGTTGGAGGGCAAGGTTCAAATGGGGCTTTGCATGGGTTAACAACATTTTCAATGGCTCCTGGTGTTCCACCTACAAAATTCTTTTTAGAATATATTGCAAGACCTCAAACTGCAGAAATATTCTTTGAAGAAGTTTTAATGGCTTTAGTTTTTTATGGTATGCCTATACTTGCAGAAAATAATAAACCAAGACTATTATATCATTTAAAAAGAAGAGGTTACAGGGGGTTCTCAATGAACCGTCCCGATAAATTAAAAGGTAATTTATCTAAAACAGAACTTGAATTAGGTGGTATACCTAATACATCAGAAGATATAAGACAAGCACATGCAGCAGCTATTGAATCATATATAGAAGAGCATGTTGGAAAACAAAACGAAAATTATGGTAATATGCATTTTCAAAAAACTTTAGAAGATTGGGCTAAATTTGATATATCAAAGCGTACTGCTCATGATGCATCCATAAGCAGCGGCCTTGCTATAATGGCTTGTAGAAAACATTTGTATAGACCAGCACAACAAAAAACAAAATTAAATATCGACTTTGGTTTTTCCAAATATAAGAATGACGGTATTCAAAGTGAATTAATAAAATAAATATGGCAAAATATAAGTCAACAGGATATGATTTTCCTAGTCAAGCAGTATCTGACGAAGAAAAAAAATCTATAGAATATGGCGATAAAGTTGCTAAAGCTATTGAACAAGAGTGGTTTAATAAAGGCAACGGGTCTCAGGGAAGATATTATTCAACTAGGGATGAGTTTCATCGTCTAAGATTATATGCAAGAGGTGATCAATCTATAAGAAAATATAAAGATGAATTTGCTATTAATGGTGATTTATCATATTTAAACTTGGACTGGAAGCCGGTGCCTATTATACCTAAGTTTATAGATATTGTTGTAAACGGTATGCAAGATAGATTATATTCTATAAGAGCTATAGGAGAAGATACGCTTTCAACAGAAAAAAGAACTAATTATGTAGAGGCTATACAAAGAGATATGAATGCCGCAGCTATGTTAGACGCTGTTGAAAATAAATTAGGCGTAGATGTTAGAAATGTTGAAAAGCAAAAATTGCCTTCTAGCTCTGAAGAATTAGAACTTTTTATGCAATTAAATTATAAACAAGGTATTGAAATTGCAGAAGAACAGGCTATAAATAATATTTTCACTATTAATGAATACAATAATTTAAAACCTAGATTAGATTATGATTTAGCCGTACTAGGCATTGGTGCTGTAAAACATTCATTTAATAATACTGATGGCATTAAATTAGATTATGTAGATCCAGCTAATTTGGTTTGGTCATATACAGAAGACCCAAACTTTAAAGATTGTTATTATTTTGGTGAAATAAAAACAATTAAAGTAAATCAACTTAAAAAAGAATTTCCAGAAATATCAAATGAAGCTATGGATGAGCTTGCTCAAAAAAGCACAAGCTGGTCAACCTACAACATGAACTACTCTAATGAAGAATCAAAAGATAATAATGTTGTAAGTGTATTGTATTTCAATTGGAAGTCTTGGGAAAATAATGTTTATAAAGTAAAAGAAACTTTATCTGGTGCTGAAAAAATAATAAAAAAAGATGATTCTTTTAATCCACCAAAGGATAAAAGAACTAGATTTAAAAGAGTAGCAAAAGCGCAGGAAGTTTTATATGAAGGAGTATATATATTAGGAGCTTCACAATTATTAAAATGGAAAAAAGCTACTAATATGATTAGGCCTAATTCTAATATTAATAAAGTATTAATGAATTATATTGTTGCTGCCCCAAGATTATATAAAGGCAAAATAAATTCTTTAGTGTCTAAAATGACTCCTTATGCTGATCTGATTCAATTAACACATTTAAAATTACAACAAGCAATACAAAGAATGACACCCTCTGGTGTATATGTTGATGCTGACGGATTAGCTGAAATTGATTTAGGTAATGGCACAAGTTATAATCCGCAAGAGGCTTTGAACATGTATTTCCAAACTGGCTCTATTATTGGTAGATCTTTAACTGTTGAAGGTGATCCAAATCCAGGCAAAATACCTATTCAAGAATTACCAGGCGGTGGTGGAAACCAAGTACAATTATTAATAGGCGCTTATAATCAATATCTTCAAATGATAAGAGATATTACCGGTTTAAATGAAGCGCGTGATGGCTCCGATCCAGATCCTAAAGCACTGGTAGGTGTACAAAAAATGGCTGCTGCTAATAGTAATGTAGCAACTAGACATATATTAGATTCTAGTATGAGCGTTACTAAATCATTAGCAGAATGTATTTCTTTAAGATTTAAAGATGTATTAGAATTTCATCCAACAAGGGATGCCTTTATTTCTTCAATTGGTCAATTTTCTGTAGGTTCATTAAAAGAATTAGTAAATTTAAGATTACATGACTTTGGTATATTTTTAGATCTAGAACCTGACGAAGAAGAAAAAAATATTTTAGAAGCAAATATACAAATGGCGTTAAGTCAACAAAGTATATTTTTAGAAGATGCTATTGATATTAGACAAGTAAGAAATATAAAACTTGCAAATCAATTATTAAAATTTAGAAGAGTTAAAAAACAACAAGCTGACCAAGCACAAGCACAAGCAGCATCTGTTGCACAAGCTGAAGCGCAGGGCCAAGCACAAATAGGAATAGAGCAAGCTAAAGCTCAAGCAGCTCAAGTTCAAGCGGAATCAACAATTCAAATATCAACATCTAAAAATGAATTAGATATTAAAAAGCTTGAAATTGAAGCAAGAACAAAAAAAGAATTAATGCAATTTGAGTTTGATTTAAATGTTCAATTAAAAGAAATGGAAATTGAAGCTCAAAAAGAATTAGCAAATAAATCAAAAGATATATCTGGGCCACCTAAAATAAACAAACCCAAAAAATCTTTTGAATCAAAGGGTAATGATGTATTAGGTGGAATTGAAATGTCTAGATTTGAACCTAGATAAATTATTTTAATTATTTTATTTTATATTATGGAAGAAAAAGTTGAAGTTAAAGCAGTTGAAGAAAAAGTTGAAACTTCGCCTGCACAAAAAGAAGCTGCGGTTATTGATGCAGCTGTTAAAGAGGGAGATGTAAACCCTGAATACGGATTACAGTCAGATGGTGTTTACAAAATTAATTTAGATAAACCACCAAAACAAAAAGAAGATGCCGTTCAAGAGCAAAGCACAAATGAGGTATCTGTACGCGACGGATCCGAAACTAGCAAAGAGGTTCAAAAAGAAAACAAAGAAAAGTCTGAAGAACCTACCGGAGAAAATAAACAAGAAGAAAAAAATAAAAGTAACGAAGAAGAACAAGGGGAAAAAATAGATTCTCCTATAGAATTAGTTACAGATGAAAAAGATAGTTCTAACGAGGCACGAGTGGATTCAAGCGTTGAAAATACCGAGCCCGCAGAGGAACAAGAAGAAATACTTTCGGAAGATAAAACACAAGAACTTCCAGAAGATATAAATAAACTTATGCAGTTTATGGACGAAACAGGTGGATCTTTAGAAGATTATGTTAATCTTAATAAAGACTATTCTGCTATGGACGCAACCGCATTAGTATA